ATATTAGCTCGCTTAGTAAAGGAGAAATAAAATGGTTACAGGCAAACTAAATCTATTCGACACTTTTCAACCCTACACGGTAGGTTGGGAACGACACTTTGACAGACTACATGGTCAGGTCGGACTTCAATCACAGGGTTTTCCCCCATACAATATTCGTAAAGAAGATAATTTTATCTATGCAATTGAAATGGCATTGGCTGGTTTTTCTTCAGAAGATATTGAAGTGGAATTAGCAGATGGAGTTCTATCTGTTCGTTCTATTAAAGAAAACGATACTGATGATAAAACATTACATCGTGGAATCTCATATAGGAAATTTAAAAAGTCGTTTACTCTCGCTGATGATATTGTAGTTAATTCTGCAAAACTTGAAAATGGTCTTCTTACAATCGAATGTGAACAAATTGTTCCAGAAGAAAAGAAACCAAGAACGATCAAAGTTGAATAATTAAAAAAAAGTAAAAAGGGGGTTGACAAGGCTCCCTTTTTATGTTAATATGGTTTTTATATTATGAGGAATCTTTATGGTAAATAAAGGCAATAAAAACATTTCACCAGAAAACAAAATAATAGAAGGCTATATGAATAAGCCATGGTGGAGAAATCAATTGCACATGATTGATTTGCCATCACCATTTGAAATGGGTGTTGTAACCGATGGTGATGATGGAACTAAACTTATCAAAAAACAAGAAAGACATTTTACTATAGAAGATTATAGTAAAATATATCAGGACGGCATTGCTGCACATGATAAAAAATTAAAAGCTGCATATGATAAACGAGTTAAAAATAGATCAGCACTAAAGAAATTGCATAAGGAAATAAATAAAAATGGCTAGACCAGTTGAAGATATTAATATTGATGGTATTGAAATAGTGCCTGAAAGTGAAACTAATCATACTGCAAAATTTGATAATTGGCGTAAAAATTACAAACGCCAAAACCCAGATGCAACTGATGAAGAAGCACAACTTTATGTTGATAATAAACGTAAACGTAAAATTAAAATAAGAAAAGACAAAGAGGTTTTTGAAACTCTTGAAAAACTACTTGAGAAAGAAAACAGGATTGATGATTTAGCTAATGAACTTTCTGAAGATAATTATTTTCACCCAATACACTTCACTCAAGCAGAAGAAGATGGTGCTATACCTGTAGATCCAAATAGTGGTAAAATTCTTATAAATATGCGTCCTCAACTTGCTGTTAATATTATGTGTGTTGATTTTCCATTAGACATTATTGATGAATTAAATGATCATATTGATAATACAATCATTCCAAATAATGAAGACTTTTCTGACAAACTAATTGGTCAAATTAAACGTGACAAGAAATCAGCACAGTTAAGATTTCCACATAAAAAAGATGAAGATGAAACTGGAAAAATGTTTTCTGATGTTTTGGAAGGTCTTGCTAAACAATATATTAAGCAAACACTGGATACAGACTGTGTGTCTGAAGTAAATGATATGTGGACTATTCATAGCTATGAAGGTGATTACAATCCTTTACATGATCATGGATCAAAGACTCCTATTGGATTATCCTGTATTCTTTATTTGAAAGTACCAGAACAAATTGAAGCTCTTGAACCTGTAGATAGTTTGAATAATTCATCTGGTGCTGTTGATGGATTTACATATCTTCAATGGGGTACAAATGGTATGCGTGATGTTAATATGCTTCGACCAAAGACTGATGAATATATTAAACCAGTAGTAGGAACTTTAATTATGTTCCCATCATGGTTACGTCATAGTGTAAACCCATTCTTTGGTGAAGGTGAACGTAGGACATTTTCTGCCAATATTAATATTTATGATAATGAAGGAAATAAATGAAATACAAATATAATGAAGAAGCGACTTTAAAAGAATTAAAGGCTTACATTGATTCTACTTATGATGCTCACTATAGCAAGGACAAGTTTCAAGCTACAGAGTTCATCATAGATGGTGGTCATGGAGAAGGTTTCTGTATCGGTAATATACTCAAGTATGCACAACGATATGGAAAAAAGAACGGCAAGGACAGAAAAGACTTGCTAAAGGTAATACATTATGGTATAATAGCATTATACGTCAATCAATTGGAGAATCAATATAATGAAACTAAGTAACTACACAACTTCCGTACTAAAGAATTTTGCAACAATTAATCAAAATTTAGTGATTAAAGAAGGCAATACAATTACAACTATGTCAGCAATGAAAAATATTATTGCAAAAGCAGAAGTTGAAGAAACATTTCCACAAGAAATTGCGATCTATGATTTGAACGAATTTCTAGCTGCAATGTCTCTGTTTACAAATCCTATATTGGATTTTTCAGAAAATCATGTAATGATTAAAGAAGAAAATAATACATCAAACTCTTTGAAGTATTTTTATTCTGACCCATCAGTTGTTACTAGTCCTAGTAAAATGATTACTATGCCTTCTAATGAAGTTAAGTTTACAATGAGTAATGAAGACTTATCTAAACTAAAGAGAGCAGCTGGTGTAATTGGTGCTCCAGATATGGTTCTAGAAAAGAATGGTGTTGGTTCATCTCTTACTGTTAGAGACAAGAAAAATGACACTGCAAATAATTATTCTCTTGATGTTGAAACACAAGGTGGTGGTGAGTTTAATTTCTTTTTTAAAGTTGAAAACATGAAACTTCTTGATGGAACATATGATGTAGAAATATCATCTAAGAATATCAGTCATTACAAGAACAAAAGTTCTGAAATAGAATATTGGATTGCATTAGAGCCTGAATCAACTTACACAGTTTAATTTAGGAGCTATATATTATGGAAACTTTTTTGTGGGTGGAGAAATACCGTCCAACCAATATTGATGACTGTATCTTACCAGATAATTTAAAAACTACATTTTCTGAATTTGTTAAAGATAAACATATACCAAATCTAATTTTGTCAGGTGGCCCTGGCGTAGGTAAAACTACTGTTGCAAAGGCAATGCTTGATGAAATTGGTGCAACGTATATGATGATAAATGGTTCTGAGGAATCTGGAATAGATGTTCTCAGAACTAAAATCAAGAACTTTGCTTCTACTGTTTCTTTAGAGGGTGGACGTAAGTACATCATTCTAGATGAGGCAGACTATTTAAATGCACAATCTACGCAACCAGCCTTGCGTGGGTTCATGGAAGAATTTCACAAAAACTGTGGATTCATACTTACTTGTAACTATAAGAATAGATTGATACCACCACTACATTCAAGATGTTCTGTGATAGATTTTATTATTCCTAGAAGTGAAAAACCCAAACTTGCACAAAATTTCTTTACTAGAATACAAGAAATTCTTGGTAAAGAAAATATACAGTTTGATACGAAAGCTGTTGCTGAATTGTTGAACAAACACTTTCCAGATTGGAGAAGAGTTCTAAACGAGCTTCAAAGATATTCAACATCAGGTAGAATTGATGCTGGTATATTAGTAAATATGTCTGAGGCAAATATCAACGAACTTATAAAGTCTCTTAAAGAAAAGGAGTTTACTAATGTTCGCAAGTGGATTGTTAATAATCTTGATAATGACCCTGTTCGTATTTTTCGTAGGGTCTATGATTCGCTCTATGACCATCTTGATGGCTCTACTATTCCTCATGCTGTTGTTATTATAGCAGAGTATCAACATAAAGCAGCCTTTGTGTCAGACCATGAAATTAATCTTCTTGCTTGTATGACAGAGTTAATGGGTCAAGTGAAGTTCAAATGAGTTATGAACTGAAAGACTACTTAAATGCAATAAACCATGAGAAAACACCTCTCATGGACACCGATGATGAAGTGTGGGAAAAGAAATATTCTCCCTTTATCATCAACAAGTGTTTGGCTCCATTTCCAGACACTATTCACCTCGTCAACGAAATGAACTTGCACAACCACCTAGATAGTAAGTTACAATTTGATTTTTTACTAAATACTGTAAGAACAAGGAAAAGATATACTCCTTGGATGAAGGCGAGTAAAACAAAGAATCTAGAGTATGTTAAAGAGTATTATGGTTATAACAATGAAAAAGCAAGGTCAGCTCTTAAACTACTTAGTGATGAACAGATAAAGACTATTAAAAGTAGTTTGGATAAAGGTGGAAGAAATGGAAAACATTAATTGGACACAGGAGCATATGCTTGAAGTCGTACTGAAAGAACCAGACGATTTTTTAAAGATTCGTGAAACTCTATCACGAATAGGGGTAGCTTCTAGAAAAGAACGAAAACTATATCAATCCTGTCATATATTACATAAGCAGGGAAAATATTATATTGTGCATTTTAAAGAATTGTTTGCACTAGATGGTAAGAATACAAACTTATCAGAAAATGATATTGCAAGACGTAACACAATTGCTAAACTATTAGGTGATTGGGGTCTAGTGGAAATTAAGGGAACTACAGAACCAGCTGCTCCTTTAAGTCAAATCAAAATCATTTCATTTAAAGAAAAAGAAGAATGGACTCTTGAGACTAAATATAACATAGGCAAAAAACGAGAGGGTTAATCTTGGAACAATTCAAGTCATTTATTACTGAAAAAGAACATCCATATAAGTTACTAATTCTTTCACATGATGACCCACTTGACCCTAATGAAACAGGGCCAATGATTCGCAAGAAAGCAAGTGAGCTTGGTTTAAACGTATATCTTGCAGAATTTTCTGGAATGTATATGGAAAGTGATGGAGACAATAAACTTGTATATTCTTTTCCTGTAGATGAAAATGGTAAAGTAGAACTTCCAACTATGAAGTCTGATGCTAAATATGATAAACCATTTAAGATAAATCCTAAAGACACTTTAATAATGGCAAGGGGTTTGGGTTCATCAGTAAACACTGGAAACCGTTCTTGGTATATTGCTATAAAAACTTTAGAGGCCGATGGTTATACTATATTTAACTCAACTAAATGCCATGATATATGTAATGATAAATGGTACAATCAAGTTATATTTCAACAAAATAATTTTAATACACCCACCACAGTTCTTATTAGACATTCAGAAGGTGCTGAAATTGCAGCTAAAAAGTTAGGTAATAAGTTTCCAATGATTCTTAAAACTTCTATTGGTTCTAGAGGTGTTGGTGTTATGTTAGTTGAAAGTTTAAAATCACTTCATAGTGTTGTGCAACTCCTTCACAGAGAAAACGAATTTGTTGATGTTATATTACAAGAACAAATTAAAACAGAATATGACGTAAGAGTTATTGTAGCTTCTGGTCAAATAATTGGTGCAATAAAACGACCAATTGTTAGTGATGATTTTAGAAGTAATGTATCTCAAGGTTCTGAACCAACAGAACATGAGTTAACTGATCTTGAAATATCAGAATCTTTAAGAGCCGCAAAAGCAGTTGACGGAATGATTGTGGGTGTAGATTTTATTCCATCAAAAAATAGAGACAAAGAAGTTCCTATTATGATTGAAGTCAATTCTACGCCCGGCCTTATAGGAATAGAAGAAGCACTAAAAGATAATAAGAAAAGTATTACTACAGAAATACTTAAAATATTTATGAACAGAGATAATTGGAGAATGAAATGATAATTAATGCATTGAGAAAAAAATACGAATATGAAATTGCATCTGCAAAAGCAAACATTGCTGCTTACCAGAAAAATCCAACAGGTATTGGAGAACACCCAGATTTAGTTGGTGCAGTAGATACTGAAATGAGAAAGTTAGCTGCAGCTATAGGAAATCTTGAAGCTGTTAGTATCTGTTATCCTAATACTGAAGAAGGAAAACAGTTGTTAGCTGAGTCTCAATACGAAATGAGCTTATAAACCCCCTTGACATTCAAACAGAATTGTGATACTATTATATAATGAACTTCTATACAAACATTGTCCAATGGGGTAATTCCCTATTACTTAGAGAAGTAGTGAACGGTGAACGTATTGTCCGTAAGGTTAAATACTCACCAACACTATATGCTCCTGTTACAACACCAACAGAGTGGAAAACACTTGATGGTAAATTTGTAACACCAGTAAAACATCAAACAATCAAAGACGCAAAACAATGGGTTGAACAATACAAAAATCAGCCGGGTAATGTTTATGGCAATAACTTATATCCAT